TCAATCAACTTCTAAAGACACTGGTGCTTTAGTCGTTGAAGGTGGTGTTGGAATTGAAAAGAACTTAAATGTTGGTGAAAATGTTGATGTTAATGGAACTCTAAGAGTTACTGGAGTTTCTACATTTACTAATGGTCCAGTATTAATTGGATCTGCAACATCTACAGGAACAACATTACAAAAACTTCAAGTAACTGGTGGATCTTATATTTCTGGCAATCTGGGAATCGGAACCACAAATCCAGAAGCGAAAACTCATATTTTAGTTCAAGATACTGTTGAATATGATTCAAGGGTTCTCATTCCAGAATATGTACAAAATAATTTAGTTCTTAATAGAAGTAATGGTGATTATGAACCGGGAACAGTCATAAGAGGAACACATCCCGGAGTTAATTATTCTTCTGGTATTGGAACACTTTATTATAATGGTTATAGTAATATTTTACCGAATACTACTGTTGGTCTTGGAACTACTTTTGCCCGAATTTCTTCACAAACGTCAGGGTTTAATCCTGCTGCTGATGCTTTAAGACATGGTTTAATAAATGATTCTACAATAATCACAGGAACTGAATATTCACCATATAAAGCAAAAGAATTTGCATGTCGTGGTTCCAGTGTTTTCAGTTATGCATATCTTACTCATGGTGGAGATGTTGTAATTAATGCTTATGCTAATCAGACTAATTCAGACTACGCTATTGTTGGATCAGCAAATACTAATTATACATCTGATGGTTCTGTAGTTCGTGCTATTTTATCTGGTCCAATAAATTCTGTATCTGGAGTTGGGACTGTTTTCTACACTCCATCAGATTATGCAATTGGTGTGACCACAGATGCTCTTGGAAATAATACAAAACCAGCAAATAAAAATACAATCGGAAAAGCAATTAAAGTTGTTGGTAATTTGGATGTTTCGCAAGAGATTAATGATTTATTTTTTGCATGTTTGACTGATGGTGGTTATGTATGGGGTGGTGGAGGAGGTAGTAAATCATACTTAAATGCTGGAATTAGTACAACTGTAGAACATCCTGTCGTAATTTGGGACATTAGTGATTATGATCATCAAGATCGTTATGTCGGAAATAGTGCTTCTGGAGGAACAACTGTTAAAAAAGTTGTAAACATATCTTCATCATATGATGGTCCATATAATCGAATTTTTTACAATGTAAAACTATACTGTAAGGTTGTTCAAGAAACGGACCAATATCATGAAATGTGGGATACTGGTTCCTCTTCTGATGCTTGGTCAAAAGCTTTATTATTAAACCCTGCTGCAGATGCTGGTGTTTCAACATCTGGAACTTATATACATAGTAACAATGGAACTTCCACTGGTACTGCAGGAACTGTCATTAGATTAACATTTGCTGGAACAGACCCCAACTTATATCTTGGTGAGTTTATTTACATTGATTTTACTGCTAGCAGTGGAACTGCTTATGATGGACACTATGAAGTAACTGAAAATAATGGTAGTGGAGTTTACACTGTTGTAAAACATAGTGGTAAAAATATAAGACAGAATGATACTGCAAATTCTTCTGGAACTTTTTCAGTCACAGGAAGATCTCAACTTTTAAGAAAACTTGGAAGAACCATCTTAGGTCAGTGGTCATATTTTAGTGATTGTTATTTCCAAGATTCAAGTTATCAAGTGTGGTTTAATAGTAATACTAACACTTTTAACACTGTTTCTGGACTACCATCTTCTGAGATTTACAAATTGACTATTAGCGGTCAATATGCATTTGACCTTAGTCCTCCTGCATCTGATGTTCCCCCAAATTCAATTAGGACTCATATTTTATTTACAGATGGAACTCTTTGGGTAAATGGTATAATAGGATGGTCCAGAACTTTTCCAGTATCGCCTTCACCATTCACGTCCGGACAACCAGTTGGCCCATTTACAATTAGAACAACTAATGGATTTGTTCAGATGGCTGGTTCATCTACTCCAGCAACATATTCTGGTTTAGCAACCAATGGAACTATAACTAATGCTCCACCATCACAAGTCAAAAATTTCTGGGTTTCTGATAGATCTAGTATAAGCACTCAAGGTGTTAGTTCAGTTAATGGTGGGTTTAGTACTGCATCAAATGACATTTATCTTATAGATTATGATGCAACTAATGGTTGGAAATGTTGGAAAGGTGTGTTTACTATAACATCTAATGGAGTACATGGTATAACTTGGTCGGCAGTGACTACTTTCCCACAAGATTTTACAACAGGAACTGGAAGAACTAAAACTGGTTGGATTCCAGAACAAATTTGGGCATTTGCTCAAGAATATGATTGTTACATTGGTTTGTTTAGAAATCTTACTACAAATGAATATAAGTTATTTGCTTGGGGTGATAATGAGTATGGATTACTTGGAACTGGTCAAATAAACACATCAAGTGCATCATTAAAGGAAATTGCTCTTGATATTCCATCTTATAAAATTAAAGATATTAGTATTTTTGGAACAGATAATTATATTATAGACTTCACAGTAACTAATACTGGAGGTGTAGGTATGATTATAACACATGATGGTGATGTATATGGAATTGGTGGTGTTCTGGTAGCAGGTGGTGAAAGTGCAATTTCAAATGATAATTCAACAAAAGTATATCCTTTTTGGGACTTAAATACTCAAACTACTGGAAATAAGTATCTAACAACTTGGTTTAAACTCAACCCAGCAAATGCTTGACATAATACCCAAAATACTGCTAGACTAGGTTTGTCTCCGTTGAAGATGAGAATCTAAGCCACTTTAAGAACCGTCACAAGGGGTCCCACAAGACCCCTTTTCTGCTGTATAATAATCCTATATTCAATGAGACCTGTGATTCAACTCCGCCCTCACCAACAACGTGGTCTTGACGCTATGGTCAAGTATCGCATTGGTCAACTCACCATGCCGACTGGTGCTGGGAAAACTCTTGTAATGATTTTTGATGTTATTCGCCAGTTTTCTCAGTCTCAAGCACAAACAGTTGTCGTTGTCTGCCCAAGAATTCTCCTGGCAGAGCAATTGTCCTCTGAGTTTCTGGAGTTTATTACCAACGCTTCTGTTGCACATCTACATTCAGGAGAGACGCACCATTTTAGCACGACTCGCCCCAATGATATTCGTAACTGGGTGGAGCAAACTGCTGGTCACAAACTGATCTTTACCACTTACAACTCTCTGCAACGTATTCAGCAAGCAGATATTCATGTGGATACCATTTACTTTGATGAAGCACATAACAGCGTTCAGCGTCATTTCTTTCCTGCTGTAGAGCATTTTTCTTCTGCTGCCGAGCGTTGTTATTTCTTTACTGCTACTCCTAAGCATTCTGCTACCAGTTCTAAACCTGGTATGAATGATGGATCTGTGTATGGTCACGTGATTTGCAATGTTCCTGCACCTGAACTAGTAGATGGTGGTTTCATTGTTCCTCCTCAAGTTTGTGTGAATCAGATCAATGCGATTCGTGATAAAGATGATGCAGCAGAGCGTGATTGCATGACTCTTCTGGATACGATTCTCAATGAAGACAACATGCAGAAGGTTCTGGTAGCAGCACCAAATACTAAAGTTTTGGTTCGGATGCTTGCTGAGACTGATTTTATGACAGAGGTTCAGTCCTATGGTTATGATGTGCTGTGGGTGACTTCTAAGTATGGTGCATTTATCAACAATCAGAAAGTATCCCGTGAGGTGTTCTTTGACACTCTGACTGCATGGGGTAAGGATTCTGACAAGAAGTTCATCATTCTTCACTACAGCATTCTGTCTGAAGGTATCAACTGTCCTGGATTGACCTCCTGTGTCCTCATGAGGAACATGGATTACATTGCAATGGCACAAACCATTGGACGGGTGATTCGTCTTCATCCAGACGATTCTAAGCGCCTCTCAGAGGGTTCTCTGGTGCCTGGACAATTTCAAAACTATCACAAGTCCTATGGATTCATTCACGTTCCTGTGTATAGTAATGTTGGCATCGCAACTGCCAAACGACTGCAGAGTGTCGCTGAGACAATCTTTGTTCAAGGCGAACCTGCAATCTCTACCATCAAACGCTGAGGTAACTTCATTATGAAACATCGAGTCATGTGTATGGTGAGCGGACAAACATTCTACGTTGAGTGTTATGCCCGTAATCGTCAAGAAGCAATTCAGGTTGCTCTTGCCCAGTATCCAAATGCCCGTGTAATGTCCTCTAATATTGTATTTTAATTTGTATGAACATTGATCTGAATGGATTTGAATCTCTTGTATGGGTTTACGGTTCTAAAGAAGGAATTATTACACCCATAAATTGGGAAAAAATTATCTGCACTCTATTAAATCATGAACATTCAAAATGAAGGTCTCCTGAATCCTAAACCAGGAGATCCCAATGGTTATGTGACCAAAGATGGAATGTGGGCAGCAGTGCCTTGGGGTAAAAAATTTGTAATCATTCACAATGGACATCAAGTTCATACTGCCACTAACTACACGACTGCTAAATCTTATATTGCCAAACAAATCAAGGCATCCAAAAAAGCGTCCACAACTGTCGAACAATTCTTCGGTTAAATAGTATAGTCGCAATACACATTATGGACGAAGCACCAGACGTTAAATGGAATCGAGGACTGGATTTGTTTATTGAAAGTGTTCATAAACCAGACCACGAACTTCGCCAGTGTGCTCATGAACAAAAATGTTATGATGAACTCATGGAAGTTCGTGAGCGTGTTCTGGATTATCTAAAATTTCTAAGACGATGACTTACTACGCCTGGTTTGCTTTACTTGCTATTATTGCCTATGTAATCATCAGCGACAGAAATGTTGCTGATGCTTTTGTGTATATTTTTGACATTACAAAAAACAGGATTTCCAAACAAATCTGGTGGTTGAAAAACAATCCATGTAATCCAATTGTGAAATATTTGATTTGGAGACGCTCAAATCAACTTGCCAAAGAGTTGATGAATGAGTTACAATCTAAAAATAAATAATCTTACATCTGGAAAATCTTATGCTCTCCACGCAATATAGATTAAGATTGGAAGCAATCTGTGAAAAGATTGTTTTGAAAGAGGAAGTAAGTCTTGAGGATATGATCTGGGCAGAAAAACTTGCAAAGGCAAATCGCTCTGCTGCGACGATACTTCGTCAGGCAAGAAGGAAAGCAGAAAATCCTGATATGGATGCGATGGACGATTTTATGAACCAACTTGATATTGGTGGATTAGGACACGAACGATTTGGTCGCCGTGGTTTTGATAATCCAGATGATCTACACGATTGGTTTAAGCGTGATGAAGATCAAAC